CCCAGGAATGCAAATTATTAGTAGCATCCTTGTAGTCACCTGACAGGTAAAGCTCCCCGTCTCTCAAGTTCTGACCGAGGGCCTTCTGCATGATTGCAGTAGTCACTGGTGTCCCAGTGAGTGAAAAGCTTGGGTGATTCTTCAAAGTCCTCCACATAAACTTCTGCAGCGGTTTTAATGCTGTATAAGTTAGTGGTGGACCCTTCGAAATCACTCGAACCTTCAACGCCTCGGGTAGACCGTGAGGCTCTACGAGTGGTACTTCTGCCTCTGCACGCGCAAGTAATCGCCAGTAAAACTGTCGAAACTTCGCATCCAGAGCCCGAACATCCACGTAATAGCCATCTCTACCCTCTCGGTTCTCCGATTCCCTTCCTTCTTCACTTTTCTCACTGTGGTCGAACTCGATCAAGGTTTGATCCGTACGCAATCCAGACATCAAGTCTGGATGACGCAGCACCTCGCCAATCGCACCTCCCTGAGCCCGACTACGTATGTAGTTGGCCGAAGTAGAAGGTACGAAGGCAGCAATGCGGTCGTCAACGGAGTACACCTTGCCATCAAAGAGTTCATCGACGGTTCGTTCTAACTGTGCCTCTGCTATTTCACGATCGAAATAAAAGAGCTGATGAGGATTTAAATCTTCCTCGTCAGCCCAATCGCGTAACCGTACGCGAGCAGGAGTATCACGCGCAGTCGTTAACTTTTCCCGTGCCTCGATTTCAGCAGCCTTTACAGCTGCCTCATCGGGGCGAGGAAAACCTTTCTTCGAGTACAAGACCGTGGTGAGAAACTCATCACGACTATCACTCGCAAGAATGGACCTTTGCCACCTACACGCAAGATTACCCAGGAGGATTCCTGGCTTATCAGATTGCGTAAACGGTGCCTTAGGTAACGGCTGACCCATGTGATATGCGAAGTAGGCCGCGAGCTTATACTTGGAGACTTTCATCCAAGCGTCAGCACCGCCCACTTCTGCACACAGATTCTTCCAATGAACCATCGACTTGTCCATCTTAAACTGAGTGGAGACGAATCCAAAGAGTTTAAAGACAGATAAGACCACAGAGAGACAACGTTGCAATGCCGGCACACATTCGGGATGAATGGTGCCAACAGGAGATATATTTGTCTCTACCATAGACTCAGGCTTTATTAGTGATATTGAGATTACTACAGGTTCTAACTTAACGGTTAGTACCTTAGTCTCATAATCACTCTCTAAGCCACTGAGCGTGCGTGTATGGGTCCCTGAGGGGACCACCATGTCAGCCGGTGACTCGGGGGACTTGTGTTTCATATCCAAATTGGATAGATTCACTCGTCTCACGATCACTTCTGACGTCATACGAATCAAGAACAAAACTTTTCGGTTTGTCGAAAGACTTATCGGGTTTAAATGTTCT